GCTCTTTTATCTTTCGAGCAAACAACTCAGCGGCGCGTGTGTCACCTGCCCTGTGCGCCTTAATCAGCGCGTCTTTGTATTGCTGTTCTGTTGCCATTATTGCAGCCCGTATTGTTTCATGATGTCGTCGTCTGTTAGTTCGGCAGATGGTACATCCGGTTTGCTTTCTGGTTTACCGTACTGCTTCGCAATGTTTGAGCGAGCTTTTAACAGTAAGCGCTGACCTTCTTTAAGGTTTTCCATCAACCTTTCTGGTGACTGTCTCAGGCTAAAATTCTGAAATGCCGCCTGTAGTTTTTCACCCTCAGCATTAGATAGTTGCCCCATGCCTTTAATTAATGGGATTTGAGACAAAAACGCCTGACTACCAAGAGTTTCAACCAGCTCTTCAAAATCTGCGGTAGACTGTCGAAGCGTTGGGATCATCTGGTCAACAGGGCCAGTGGCATTCTCTATAACGTCGAGCGGCGTCTGCATAACTCTAGAAACCGAGTTCAGCATATTGTCAATGTTCATCCTTGCCGACTCCAAGCCCGCTTCTTTTTCATTTGAGGCTGTTTCTCTGCCGCGCCTTGCGTCATCTAGTTTTTGCTTCTGCTCATCAATCTTTAATTGCAAGTCTTGGCGCTTCAGCTCGTTGTCTTCTTTCTTCATTCTTGCTTCAAGAACTTTAAGCTGAGTTTCAGTAGCCTTTTCCTGCCTGCGAAGCTCCAGCTCTTGGCGTTTTAAGTCTGTTGACGCTTGCTGGTATGCCGTCATAGGCTCAGCGCCGCCGCCCAACCCAATCAACTCCGGCTTTAGCAAGCCTTCATTCGCCAGCGCTGCACCCGCAATCATCAGGTCGTTTTTAACGCCAGTCACATCGCCAGCTTGATAGCGCTTCGCCATTTCAAGTGTGTCAGAAGGGTCGCCGCCGCGAGCTTTAATTGCAGCTGAGCGCTGTGCAACAGCTTTAAAAAACGCTTGCGGGTTATCAATGGCTGACATTAGCGTCACCACATCGGTAGCTGCTTGAGTCTTTTGCTGCTTGTCAACAATACCAACTGCGTTTAACACATTTTGCGCAGCAGTTGGGGATTTCAGCACGGCGCTGTATAGCAATGATTGGTCTGGCTTGCCCTGCTGCAAACCAGCCTGATACTGCTCAAGCAACCGCATACCTTCGTCTTGCATCTGTTGCTGCTGTTGCAGTCGCTGCATTTCCTGTTGTTGCGCTTGTAGATTCTGCAAGCCTTGGCGATTCTGAATCACCTGCGGCATAATGCCGCCGCTGAACGGGTCTGTCATTAGATTACGCCTCCCATCGGATTAAATGCGCCCATAATGTCGGTGGTTAATCCTTTCATTAGATTGGCTTGATTCAAGTATCTGTTGCCGCGAGCTTGGCCAGCAAGTAAGGCGTTATTTCCAGCAGCTGCGCCAAACTGACCGGCTTGAGATGCCGCCTGACCAGACAGGCCCATGCCCAAGCCAGCCAAACCTGACAGTCGGTTATACCTATCCATTTCGGCGGCTTGATTGAGCTGGTATTCGTTCATCGCATTTTGACGCCCTTGCTGTGCAAGTTGTGGCGCAATAGCAGATAGCGCGACCTGATTACCGCCTGAGCGCATGCCGCCTGTCATTGATGCGTTTGCCAGTACGTTGTTTTGCGCCTGCTGAGACATGGCTGCATACTCAGGGCTTGCAAAGTATGCGTTGTAATCAAAGGCAAAAGGCGTAAGTTCTGCATTAGCCGCCCGTTGCAATCCTGGTAAAGCCGAAGCGCCAGCTTCACGAAACGGCGCAGTAAGCTCCAAGCCCTTTTCAAACATTTCCCGCTGCAGTGCGGTTGATTGGCTTGCAGCATCCCTGATTGCTCGCTCTTGGTTTTTCGCTGCGTTGTTTGCGAAAATTGCGTTTCCAAGCATTACAAAACCCTCCGATACACGTTCGTATCATTGTACTCGCAGACAAGCATAAAGCCCAATTTTTTGACGGTGTTGTCAATTATTTGGCGCTTGTTTGTCGTAGTGAATAAAACCTTAAACCCTTGCTTCTTGCAGTAATCAAAACCGGCTGATACCAAATCAGGTAGCGCTCTGATATATCGCCTCGGACAACACACATGAACTTCAGCTTGCGCGTGGTCCATTGGTGATACCACTAACAGCATTGATGCATTGCCAGCTTCCACCACCAAGCAAAGCTCAGTCCTTGGGTTTGGCTGCATCCGGATGCCGCGTTCGGATAAATAATGCGCAACTTCAAGCAGCGTAGCTTGTCTAATCATGGCGCTATTTGCTTAGCCGCTCGAAGTGCAGCAAGTAAAGCGTTTAGTGTGTTTATAGCGTTCGTTGCCATCGTCGCCACTTCAGCGACGGAGTTAATCAGCCCGTTGATGTTTGCTGACTGCTCATCCGTGTATGCTTGGTCGTATGTAGCCGGTGCAGGACCGACGCCGCTAGGCACAGACGCACCAGGGTTATAAGCGTTTGGCACGGCGCCACCAAGCAGTACCACACCGCCGATTGCCGTGGTGCAAAAATCAAGCGTACCAACGATGTTTCCGGTCGCGCCATGCGCTGAGCGGTCCGCGACGTGGGTATCAAGCTCCGCTTCAAGCTCGTCAACACGCCCGATGATTTGTACAATCTGTCCTTCAGCGGTTGTCAGCCTTCCGTCAAGCTGCTCAATGCTTACTGAGTTATTGTTGGTTTGGTTTATCGTGGAGCCTACGCTTTGCTTTACGCCTGCGTAATCCCTAGATAGTAGCGCTTGCCAGTTACCAGACGTCAGCATGCGCTTGATGTCCGCCTCTGTTGGTGCGTAGTCGATAGAGCCTATTTTAATCGCCATAAGTCACCGTGAAGTTGCAGAAGTTAACTTTATGCAGAGACACACCGCGCAGCCTGAACGATAGGTCTTTGGGCGTAAAGCCGATGCGGCGGAATATAAAGTGTCGGTCATACTCGCCAATGGTCCCGTACAGCAGCCAGTTTTCGCGCTGAAACGCCAAGCCCTCATTGGTCAAGCTAAGTGCAGCAGTCGTCTTTGCACCAAAACCAGAAACGGTATTGACCTGCACTTGCGCAATCCGCTTGCTGGCTGACTCAATCAGCGGAGTCCTTACCTCGAACTCGGTTTGCTCCAATCCCTGCGATGCTGTGGTTGCGTCGAGCTTGTAAACAGCTCCTAGCTTTGAGCCATAAATCCAAGCAGCCTGCATAGGGTCATAGACGCCATTACGGCCAAGCCATGGCGCTTTGTTTATGCCGTAGCTCAGTTGACTCCATGCGTCCTGCAGTCCAATAGCCTTTGCAGCAGACAGGTTTAACAGCAGCGTGTGTCGCAACAGTCTCACAATCAAAAACTGGTCCCGCTTATCCGTCCGGCTTTCAAGCACGGCCTGCGATAGTTCATCATCGGTGTACTGCGCCAGAATCTTATCAATAGAGCGCGTGGAAACAGACTCAAGCATTGATGATTGGATGGCATGAATTGACGGTGATTCGTTTTTCTTGCCGCCAAGGATAAACACAGTATCGCCAACCATCGTTTTGCAGTGAGTGCCGCAAATGCCGCCGCTAATGGATTTTTGCGCAATGCGACTAAATGCAAACTGCTCGTTGGCCTGGTTAATGAAATACTCAATTGAGTACCGACCAAACACCATCATCAGGTTGTCCGGTGTCCGCATAACGCCAACCGACTTATCTGGCATAATCTCAGCTGTGGCAAATTGTAGCGGGTCAACTAGCTTTTCGTCGTTTATCTGGCTGTGGTAGATGTACTCGCCGTCGGTGTAGAAAAAATATGAGTCGATCCAATCCATGTCGAGCGGGCGTTTTAGGTCCGTGTCGGTCAGCAGCTCAAGCTTGGTGCCGTTGTACAGATAGACATAGCCACCTGACAAGATGGCTGTCCAGTTGAATGAATAAGTAAAGCTGCATTGACCATCGCCAGCGATTTGACCGACTTTTACTAGAGTGTTGCCAACCAGTTTATAAAGCGTGTTGCCTATAACGCGAACGTGATACCCGCGCCGGTCATCGTAGAATCCACCCCTGTCTTCACCAACAACAGCAGCAACCTCTGTCAGCCCGTCATGGCTAATCAGGTATCCGGCAGCGCCTAGGATTGGCTTTGCAACAGCAGTCAGATTAAGCGGTATAAAATCCGTGTAGTCCGTGTCAGCTGTAATGCTATCGCCTCGGATGATTGGCAGCGTAACTTGCTCCATTACACCACCCCGATTTGCTGCTGGTTGTTGATGTTGAAGTCGAGCGTGCGCGGAACAACGGTTCCCATGTCGCCAGTCGCAACAATGTTAACTTGCCCGACGACTGAAGCCTGAAACTGGATTTCGAGCGAAACGATATTGCCGTCAAACGACGCCGACAAGACATTGATTCCGCTTGTTGCGGTTTGCGTAAAGCCGGTTATCGCTTCATCTGGTTTCAGGTATGGAGAAAAATCAATCTTGTATTGACCGGACGAATACTGCACAGCGCTTTGTGTTGCTGCTGTGTTTGGATATTGCGCAGCCTGTCCGTAATGGTCACGGAACCGACCAAGCCACCGCTGGCCCGAACCAACTGGCATGCGTGATGGATACTGGATTTCGTTAACCCGTGCAAGACGTGATGACAAATTGTTCATTGCAGACGACGACAGCTGAGTCAGTGCCGGTGATGGCAACACGCCAAAATCTGAACAGATGCGCAGTGCAAGTGCTGAAGATATTGCGTAATTCATCCACGGTTGAAGACCTGACGGCGCGTTAATGTCGTCATCAAGCGTGGTAAAGCCCGTTTGCAGATTTCGGCTTTCAAGCTCTGCCATCAAGTCCTTCAGACGGTTGTATGCTAAAAAAGCATCTTCCGGCGTCGCTTCAACAGTGATGCCGGTCATGAGCAGCATTGAAAAAGCGTCGCTTATAATCTCAGCCTTTGTCTTCATCTTCTGCCGCCTCTTTGCTTGTCCGGCGCTTGCGCTTCTGCTCCAAGCTAGACACTAACGAGCCGTCATCTAGTCGGCGCTGCAGTTCGTCAAGGTCAACGCGCTCAAGCTCGCCTGTTTCAGGGTTGTATGCTTCGTACATGGCATGTCTCCTAGTTTTGTTCAGTATAGCGCAGTGGTCGGACCACGGCAATCAGGCATAAAAAAGGGCGCATGAAGCGCCCTCTTGATTTTGTGTAAAACTACACCCGAATAGCAACACCGTTTGCTGAGGGGTTTTTGTTCGTCACGCCGTACCAAGTGAAGATACGGAATTGGAATTCCATCTTGGTGCTGTTGGCGTCGAACAGCATATACATCTTCTGACCAGACTTCAGCGTTTCAGAAATCACGCGCTGGCCGCCGTACTGGCTGAACAGCTGAGCAGGAATTTCGCCGTGGAACACTTCGATTGAGTTCTTGCCAAAGAACACAGACGGCGCTGAGCTTGCTGCAGTGTTTACGCGGTTCATCTGCATACCGGACGTGATTTGCGTGTTGATGTTGGCGTATGCCTTTTCCAGTGTTGACAAGGCAGCGTCATTCAGCGCGATTGGTTTTGGATAAACCTGAACGCTGGTGCCGGTTGGCTTGGCAACGATACGGAAAGTCATCAACTGACCAGTTGGCGTTTTGTCAGTTAAGCCAACAGACTGCACAGTGCCAAACGTCACGATGTCGCCAACATTGTAAGCCGCTGAGCTGGTCACAGGGATAGTACCGACGCGATAGTCAACGTTAGTTACAACGCCGGTCGCTGATACTGAGCCAGACTCTGGTTTCAGCGAAACGTTAGCGGTAACTGTAGTCGCAGGGTCTGCACCACCGGCCAAACGTGACAAGTAAGAACCTGTGTACACGTCAAAGCCAGCAACGTTTTGCGCCAACTGACCAGTCTCCCACACGGTAGCCGGACGACCTTGCAGCGTTTGACGGCCAGACAGCTCAGTCGCATATGCCAGGTTATCGCGCGGCGACAGGATGAACTTGCGGTCATCTGCAACCAACTGGCGCTCATCCATAATGGTTTGAGCTTGCGCGATAAAGTTGAAGCCGCTGGTTGTGTTGGTTGTGTAAGCCAGTGAACCAGTATTGACGATAGTATCAGCGACTGACTTGTTCAGCGTTGACGCTTGTTTCATGCCTGATTCGCGGCCGGCTTTACGCCAGAAAGACTCGTCACGCAAATCGTCCGCACGTAAAACAACATAGTCGTTCTTCGGTGTACCCAAAATTGCCGGATAGGTTTCTTCAATGATGCCTTGGTCTTGGCCTGTTAAATCCCATCCATCCAGTACAGGGCGGTGCATTTGCGCTGGACGCCAAACGTAGTTACCGCTGTTTTGCAGCGAACCGGCTGCAGCTGTAAAGCTATCAACCAAGCCTAACATTTGAGTTTGCGCTTCGTGGGTTTCCACCACTTCTTCAAAAATAACTTGTGCAATTTTTGCACTATTTAAAGCTGCCATGATTGGCTCCTTACCAGTTTGAGGTGTTTACACCTTTAGCCTTCGCAGTCCGTTTCAAGTCGTATGCTTTCTGCCCGTCGTTTTTGTCAAGCGCTGCTTTGTATGCTTTTTCCAATCCAGCCGCGCTTAAACTACCTACAGAAACATCGCCAGTTAACGGCGTATCCGGCTTCGGTGCCTTGCTAAGTTTATTTGTTTGAGCATTGAACTTGGCTTTAAGCTCGCCCAAGTACAGCATTGCATCCAATCCTGTCGGGTCTTCTCTAAGCTTCGTCTTCAGCTCATTCAAAGCGGTTGAGTTAACGCCAAGGTGTACCATTACTTTTTCACTGCCAGCGCCTAAACGCGCAAGCATGGTGTCAGCTACAGCGTCACCTTGCTCTAAGTTGCCAAACAGGTTTCCAAGCTCAACGCGAACTCGTTTATCTGCTGTCTGGTACTTTTCTGCGTCAATCTTGCCGGATTTAATTAACTCCGCCGCTCGTTCATAGTGGCCGTCTACTGCCTGCTCTAACTTCTGTTGCGCTAATCGCTGCTGCTCAGTTGCTTGGCTTTGTGACAGCGTGTTTTGCGCAATGCTTGCGAAATACTCTGCCATTGCCTGCGCGTGTCGGTCTTCGTCAAAGTCGAAATCTGAAAGCTTTGGCATTACAGGTTTGGCCTGTTGTGGCTGTACTGCGCCAGAACGTAACGCCTCAACCTCTTGCCGCAGCTTTTGCAGCTCGTCATCCTTTTCCGAAATACGCGCTTTAAGCTTGTGCTTTAGCTCAACGTGTTTTGCAAGCGGTACGGCCTGCGATGTATCTTTGAGCCACTCTTCAACCTCTTCAGTTTCCTGCTCGCCTTGCGCTTCGGCTGACTGTTCTTCTGTTTCGGTTTCTTCCTGCTCAGGCTGCTCAACCGGCTCCAATTCAGGTTGCTGCTCACCTGCCGCATTCTCGGCTCTCAATTCATCAAGTGTTTGCATAGATTTTTACTCGCTATGTACGATAAACCTAGCTGCCTGCTAGTAAGGTCCAATTTTGCCGCATTGGTGCGTACTTCTATTATGTACCGTCAAAATACTGGCGTCAATAAATCGTCAGCGTCAAGGTTCCGACAGCCAACAAAAAGCCTGCATAAGCAGGCTGTCATCACTTCATCTTGGGCGGCTTAGTGCCGCCTTTCTTCTTTTTACTGCATGCCATTGGTTGCCCTCGCACTTTGCCTTAGTTTAACAGCGTCACCGACTCGCAACGACTGCGCCTGTACTTGCTTGTAACTAATCTCAGCGCCAGCTTTTTCAGCATCAACCATAACCGCCATGCGGTCTGTCTCCGCGCGGAACTGGTCAATCTGATTCTTGATTGCGCCGTTCTGCGCTTTCATCTGTTCAGCCATTGCAAGCGCCATGTTCGGGTCTTGCTGGCTTGCTTGCGCTTCCTGCGCAGCCATTAGCGCCTGCTGTTCTTCTTCGGTTTCAGGTTTTCGAATACCCATCAGCACCAGTTGGCGACCAGCCCATTCTCGAATGTCTTGCATTTCTGCGCCATCTTCCAAGCGTACGCGCTTCATCATGGCGATTCGTGCCAGCTCAGGGTCGAGCTGTGCCGCTGACACCGCCATCGTATCGAGCATTTCCTTGTTCTTTTCCTTGGTAGACTCGTATGATGGTCCGATGTCAGCATAAACATCAAAGCGGGTATCATACAGGCTGTTTTTAACTTCAATCTCGCCGGTTAGCATGTTCAGTTCTTCGTACTGAAGTTCAACATCTTTTCGGTTGCCGTCAGGCGTGATCATCACAGCTTTACGTTGCGTGTCGTTAATCTCAGCCATCATTGCAGCAAAGATTTCAGCGTCACGGCGCACTGCGTATTTCCGGTGCTCTTGGTAAACCATTGATTGCTGGTCAAACATTGCCGTCAAAGTGTTGAGCGCCTTGCCGGATAAGTCAGGGTCTGCAACATTGTTTGGCAGCCCAGGATTAGCGACATCTTCAATGGCCTGCCGAACTTCCGGTAGCAACTGCTGAAGCGCTGACGGCAGAGGCTGTTCAGGCGTTGTACCAACAGGACCAAAAGGAAGCTCACGTCCGTTTGCATCAAATCCGTTTTGCAGTGCATATGGAAGCGCTGAGTCAATGCCTGATTGTTCATGCATCCACTCAAACCCCTGAATTTGCTCAGGTAGGTAAATCGGCTTGATGCGCGGCGAGCGGCTAACAACGTCTGCCAAATAGCTCATGGCAAAGTCGCGCAGCATCTGCGGGTCTTTGGCTGACTTAACGATACCTTCCCAATGCTCAACGCCCTGAATGTAAGCGCGGTCCCCGTACTGCGGGATAATTGGAATATGTCCTCCAGCAATGCGGTACGGTTTGCCTAGAATACCCTCACCGCTCACGATGTACTTATCAACAACCCATCGCTCAATATCTTTTTCGCTGACAAGCTCCGCGCCCATTTCTAAAAACTGCTCAGGTACTTCTCCGGCTGGCGTGCCGCGCTTAACTTCATGCGTGTGCGTAGTGCCGAACATATCGCGGTAGTACTGGATGCGGATTTTTTCTTTGTACCGATAGTAAAACTCGCCAACATAAATAATGTCGTTTGAGCCACCGGAATGCAGCCAAGGAAACGCCCAGCCGTTTTCCGGCGCTGTAAAGCTGCTCATTTTGAGCTGTGCAACGTCTTTTTCTTCGCCGGTCAGGTCGTACACCAAATCGCAGTAACCTTCAGGCGTGTACGGCACAAGGACGGTACAGCGCCTTGCGTCCGACTTGTCGATGCGCTTGGCGTTGGCGTCGAAGAAAACTGTGTTGTTGAATTCGAAGATTGGCTGGCGGTTAATAACCTGGTTGCGGTTGTTTTCTTTGTCAGACTCGTACTCAGTGTAAATGCGCCACCCGCCAATGCCGCTGATAATCTGCTCAGTGCTGGCGTGGTCAAATGCTTCTTTACTGGTATTGCGCCGACTGGATGCGCGGTAAATGCCATCAATCAAATCAGCGGCGTTCGGGTCTGTGCCGTCAACCGGATGAAAGTCAGCCTCAATCGGGTTGGCTCGCATGTCAGCCATTACGTCGCGATACGCACGGCGCAGCATGTCAAACTCACCTCGATACAGCAGCGGGCTGTCCGCCAATAAACCGTCATCCCAAT